AAAACTGAAGAGTATGATGGGACGACCTGGACAGAAAAAACTTCTATGCCTGCAGCAACAAATGCCCTAATGGGTTTTGGTTCAAATACAAATGCCATAGCAGCTGGTGGATCTTTACCAACAATAACAAGCAATTGTTACGAGTACAATTTTGGAATTAATACAATCACTAATGCGGCATGGGCATCAGGTCCTTCTATCAATACTGGTAGAAGAGGAATGCAGAATACAGGTATAGGATCAGCTACAGCTGGATTAATTGTAGGGGGAGTTACGGGACCCGGTCCAACTGTGAATAAAACAGAAGAATACGATGGTTCATCTTGGACTGAAACTGGAAACTATCCAACTAATCTACAAAATGGTCAAGGTGCTGGAATACAAACCGCAGCATATGTTTTTGGGGGATCTGATGGTTCTAGTGAGTTAAGTGCAGGAAATACTTACGATGGATCTTCATGGACAAGTGGAACGGCTTTACCCACAGCTACATGGATAGGGTGTGGAGCAGGTACAGCACCGACTGCAATTTTAGCAGGAGGAGCTACTCCGGGTAGTCCTACTCCTAGTATTGCTACTACTTTAGAATATGCCAGTGGTTCCTGGACAGCAGGTGGAAGTTTAAGCACCGCTAGAAGATATCATGGTGGATTCGGAACTCAAACGTCTATGACTGTTTATGGGGGAAAGAGTACGCCAGGACCAGTTTTCAATTCAACAGAAGAATATAATGGATCAAGTTGGACATCAGGTGGAAACTTTGTTGCTCCAACATTTATTTCAAATTCTCCTGCATCTCCTAGTGGAGATGCTGGTATGGCGATAAATGGAAGAGTTAATTCACCAGCGGCAACTACTACAACAGCTTTATACGATGGAACAACTTGGGCTGTTGATGCAAATACTGCAACTGCCAATGATGAAGTTGGAGCTATAGGAACTTCTACAACAGCAATAAAAGCTGGAGGTAATCCTGGAGGAACGACTGCATCAGAAGAATATACAGCTGGAACAGAAACAATAACAGCAAGAACACTTACACAAAGTTAAAAACTATGATATACAAAACAAAAAAGGAGGAAAAACTATGGCAAACTTTTTATATGGAGTGCTAACTAACACTGGAAAAGGATTCTTCACAGCTGAAGACAGAAGAAACTTTTTTCTAAGAGGTTATCCTGGTGATGTCTGGGTCATTGGAAGCAATGAAAGAGGCGCATGTTGGATGGCTGATAGAAATGGTGTTGAAAAGACAAAAGCAGAAGCTCAAGCTATTGTTACAGCTGAAGTTGAAGCTGCACAAGCAGCATGGGATGCTCAGTCTGAAGAAGAAAAAGCTCGACCAGGAAATGTAAGACCATCTACTATAACTCTTCCATAAGGAATTTTTAAATGGCAACATACGAAGAAATATACGGAAAACGTGTAGAGGTAGTATCCTCAGATCCTAGTAATTTAGATGCGGGACAGATATGGTATAATTCTACTGCAGGTGCTCTTAAAGGATATGTATTAGCACCTGGAACTATAGCAAGTTCAGGAAATCTAAATACCGGAAGAACACAATTAGGTTTTGCTGGTACCACTCCTGCAGGATTAATTTTTGGAGGTGAATCACCTTCTCTTACAGGAGCAACAGAAGAATATAATGGCTCAACTTGGACTAATGGTGGCACATGTCCTGCTCAAAAAAGTGACCCGCATTGTTCTGGAACTCAAACAGCAGGTTTATGGGGTGGAGGATCACCTAGTAGTGCTGGTTCATTTGAATATAATGGAACGGGCTGGACTGCAGGTGGAGATATGACTTTCTCTGGTAGAGATTTTACTGGAGGTAGTGCAGGAACTCAAACAGCAGCTTTACAAGTTGGAGGATTCGTAAGTCCATCAAGCACTGTAGCTACAATGCAAACTTATGATGGTTCTTCGTGGACAAACATTCCACAAAGTTTTCCTACTGCAGCATTAACAGACGGCTTTGCTACTTGCGGAAGTCAAACAGCAGCTTTATCGGCTGGAGGTCCATCAGCTCCCGTTGGATGGACTGGAACTTATGATTGGGATGGCTCTAGTTGGACAACCCTAAACAGTTTAAATATTGGAACTAGTCACGCGGTACATAGAGGAACACCAGCTAGTAGTATTTTTGCGACTGGACATCCTGCTAGTCCACCGTCTTATTCAAATGAAATTCAAACTTTTGACGGAACTAATTGGTCAACTTCTCCGGCAACACTTGCTACTGCGAGATCACAAGCAGCAGGTGGTGGACCATCTACTAGTGCTTTTTTTACTGGTGGAAGAGATTCTCCAGGACCGCTTACTTCAACTGAAATATATACGGGACCAGCTTTAGCTACCAAGACATTGACAATAAGTTAAAAGCTGTTATATTAGAAAGTATAAAGGAGCAATATGACAGAAAAACGTAATATACATGCATTAATAGAAAAAGAAGCGCCAAGCTTAAATAATTTATTAGATCCAGAAGACGTCAAAGAGTTTAAGGCTATGACGGCCGAGCTTAGAGATACTTGGACAAAGAAACAGGTCTTTAGAACCGAAACAGAAATGAGAATGTCTGTTCTTCAAGACATGAAGTATCCAACAAAAGCTGCAAAGTACTGGCAATGTGTTAGAGAACAAAATGTATTCTTAGAAAATTTAATGAGTCTGTCTTTCGATTGCAGACGTAAGGAAGCAAAAATTAAATGGTTAGAGAAAAAAATTGAGACAGAACAAGACGACTATAAATTAACAAAATACGAAATAGATTTAGATGAAGAGCGATATGGTTTAGCTAATATGCAATTAGTTGCTAGAGATCGTATGAGAGAAATTAAACTTTGGTCTATATTAAAAAAAGAATTTAATGATGGAACTTTTGATACTCAAGATGTTAACAGACACCAATTAGATTCTTATCATAAGATTATGAAAAACAAAGCACACACCATAACATCTGGCTCAAGTCAACCAGAAGTGTTTAATGTGTTAGGTCAATTAAATACAATAGAAAGAGTAAAAAAGTCAGGCGAAATGCTTTACAATAAGAAAGAACAGTTAACAAATGATCTCGGAGCAAAAGAAAAATAAAAAACTTTTCTTTTTAATGGGGATGCCAAGATCAGGAAATACCTTGTTTGCATCTATCATGAATCAAAATCCTGAAATAGTTTGTACAGCTAATTCTATTACATTAGAGATAATGAAAGATTTATATTTATTAAAAGAAACAGATGTGTTTCAAAATTTTCCAGACCATAAATCATTCAACAATATATTAGATCTTGTTTATGATTTATATTATAAAGACTGGCCTCAACGCATAATCATTGATCGTGGACCTGTAATGGCCACAGGTAATCCAGGAAACTTTGAATTAATGAAAATACACTATAAACGTCCCTTTAAATGTATTGTTCTTATTAGAGATTTAATGGATGTGTTAGCAAGCTACATGAAATGGTATACAGAAAATCCTGATGCATTTCCTAATAGATTTGGTTTAAAGAATGATGAAGAAAAATTGAGTAAGATTATGAATAAAGAGGGTGCGGTTGCAAAAGATTTAAAGGCTATTCAAAACGCTTTTAAACATCCTGATATATGTCACTTTGTAAAGTATGATGATTTAGTTGCAAACCCTGAAGAAGAGATACGTAAAGTGTATAAATTTTTAGATGAGCCTTATGTTAATCATAGATTTAGTGATCTCGATCAAATTAATATTAATGGTTTATCTTATAGTGATAGTGTGGTAGGAAGAAATATGCATACAGTAAAGAAAGAAAAAATAGAAAAAATATATAATCCCTACATTGAAAAAATACCACAAAGTATAAAGGATAAATATGGACACATCAGATTTTAAATTTGTATTTTTAGGTCAATCGGTACTCCGATATGAAGTTCCTCTTGATGTGTATACTATTCTCAATAATATTTATGAGACTAAATATCCTCAATTAAAACCTGCTAATAAACAACTTGTAGGTAAAATAGAAAAAGAACACAGTTTGTTTTTTGATGGTCCTGATAATAATAAAATGACTCGACATAATCATTTACCACAAAATGTATTACAATGGTTTTATCAAAAATTTACACACTATTTAGAGTGGAACAAAGTAAAAGAATATAAGATGCATTTAAATTCTGTATGGGTTAACACTATGTTTGAACATGAATATAATCCAGTGCACGTGCACCAAGGAACATTGTTTACAGGTTTATCTAGTGTTATGATTTTAAAATTACCACAAAGTTTTGGTGTAGAGTATTCGTCACCGAATGCACCACAAAATGGTAGACTACAAATATTGGGAGCAGCTTCTGGTCAGTTTTCAAATATAGATTATCAACCAGAAATTAAAGAAAGAGATTTTTATATCTTTCCGTATGACATGCGACATACCGTGTATCCTTTTAATGGACCAGGATGGAGAAGAACTCTTGCAGCAAACATGGATGTTGATTATGATCCGATTAGAAATAGAGGAGTAAGCTAATGTACGAAAATAAAATTATAACCGAGCCTAAATGGAAAAGTTGGGTAATTCAAACTACAACACCACTATTTACACCCGATCAATGTAGACAGATCATAGAGTGTGGAAGAAGACAGCCACCACAACAAGCACAAGTGGGTATGGGTAAACCTGGAGGTGGTACAGATACAAAGAAAAGAGTTACAACAATTTCATGGATACCGTTTAAAGAAATGGGCCACTTGTATGAAGATCTTTATAAATTTATACAAAAAGCAAATGAAAATCATTTTGGTTTTGGCGACATACAAATAACAGAGAATGCGCAGTTTACAGAATACCCTGAAGGAGGGTTTTATGATTGGCATATGGATTGTGATGTGAACATGGAACACGAGCCACCGGTTAGAAAAATATCAATGACATTATTGTTAAATGATCCATCAGAGTTTGAGGGGGGAGAATTAGAAGTAATGGCACCAGGTAAGTATGCAAAATTAAAACAAGGACACGCAATTTGTTTTGCATCTTTTTTAAATCACAGAGTAAATCCTGTTAAACGTGGAGTTAGACAATCTTTAGTTGTTTGGTTTGGAGGAAAACCTTTTAGATGATCGATGATAATGAAATCTATATATTTAAAGATTTTATGTCTCATACAGATTGTGATGAATATTTTAAAAAAATAAAAGACATTGGACCTCAACCTAAAATGCTGGAATTTGAACACACTACTTTAGACTTAACTGGTGATCCAATAGGGAAAAAGGTACAGAATTTTATAAACAAAGAGTTTAATATGAATTTAAAATTAGATCAATTGCAAATACAAAATTGGCATGTAAATAGTTATGGTGTTTTACATACACATTTTTTAAGACCGCATATTGTATATACTGGTTCTTTATATTTAAATGATGATTTTTTAGGGGGAGAATTTATAACTAACGACGGGAGAAAATTTAAACCTACTAAAGGAATGCTTACATTTTTTAATGGTCAGACTATAAAGCATGGTATTAATCCAGTATTTAAAAATGATAGAAAATCATTAATTTTTTGGTGGAGGGGACAATGATTAAAGACGGATTTTTTCCCACAATTATATATGCAGAAGATTTTAAATTAGACACCAATCAAATGGCACAGAATATTATACAGTGGTCTAAGGAAGATAAAGGAGTTCAAAAGACAAATGTAAATGGATGGCATAGTGAAACTCAGATGCATAAAAAGCCAGAGTATAAACCTTTAGTAGATGAGTTATTTAGAATGGTACATCAAATATTTAATGAAGAGTTTTTAGATAAACAACCTTTACTAGGAAATATGTGGGCTAATATAAATCCACCTGGTGGATATAATAAACCACACGTACACCCTAATGCTTTATTTAGTGGAGTATATTATATTAAAACTCCACCTAATTGTGGACGTTTAGTTTGTCAAGATCCGCGTCCAGGTATTCAAACCTGTATGCCTACTAGAAAAAAAGTTCAGCCCCCTAAACATTTATGGAGAGATGTGCATTTACAACCTCAAGAGAATAGAGCTATAATGTTTCCAGCGTGGTTATGGCATTCAGTTGAACCTAATCAATCTCAGGAATCTAGAATATCTGTAAGTTTTAATTTTATACAAGATGGATTTCAATGACAGGTTTAGTTTATAAAGAATTACCTATAAAGGATATTACTCATCTTACGAGGCCTGAGTTTATTAATGGTGAGGAACAAAAATTTTATAACACTTTACTACATTCTATGACAGAACATGGTATGCGGGATCCTGTTTTTATTAATCAATTAAACGATGGAACTTTAAAAGTTACAGTCGGCAATAATAGAATGGTTATTGCTAAAGAGTTAGGATTGAAAAAAGTACCTTGTCTTATAAGATTACATGACCCTAATAATAACAATTTAAATGGAAGAGTTATTAATACAGAAAAAGAAATAATTGATTTATTTCATCACAAAAAAGATCTAGAAATTAGAAAAGAAAGTGGTGTTATATATGAAGTAATGCCAAAGAACCCACAGAAACATGGAAAAATTTAATAAGTATCAAGTAATCAAAGGTGCTCTTAGCTACGAGCTAGCTAATTTTATATTTAACTATTTCTTACTCAAACGAGATGCTGTTCATTATATGTATGATAATAATCTAACTTATGACAATGGGATGTTGGGAACCTGGACCGATAAACAAGTCCCTAATACCTTTTCTTGCTACGCCGATCACGTGATGGAAACTTTACTAGTTAAAATGCTACCCGTCATGGCTAAAGAAACCGGTTTAAATTTAGTTCCTACTTATTCATATGCCCGATTATATAAAAATGGAGATATTTTAAGACGCCATAAAGATAGACCAAGTTGTGAAATATCTACTACCCTCAATCTAGGGGGTGATCCCTGGCCTATATTTATTGATGGCACAGGAGCTGATACAGTCATAGACGAATTTAAACAAATACATAAACCTAACGCTCCCAAAGGCACTAAAGTCCTACTTGATGTTGGCGATATGCTAGTATATAGTGGATGCGAATTAGAGCATTGGAGAGAACCGTTTGAAGGTAATACTTGCGGACAAGTATTTCTTCACTATAACCATGTAAATGGTCCTTTTGCTGAAAAAAACAGGTTCGACAAAAGGCCGATGTTAGGACTTCCGCCGATAACGAAGTCATAATATTATGGAGTTATATGTTACAAAAAATAGGTTTTTTACCTGGGTTCAATAAACAAGTTACCCCTACAGGAGCAGAAGCTGAATGGCAAAGTGGGGAAAATGTGCGGTTTAGATATGGTACTCCTGAAAAAATAGGAGGATGGTCTCAATTAGGAGAAAGTAAATTAACAGGTGTAGCACGACAAATGCATCATATTGTTAATAAAGACTCACAAAAATTTTCTATCATAGGAACGAACAGAATTTTATATGCATATACGGGTGGTGTATTTTATGACATTCACCCTTTAGTTAATCCATCAGGAACAGCTATTACTAATGCATTTAGTACAACCAATGGTCAAAAAATTGTAACCATTACAGCTTCATCTCATGGATTTAGCGCAGGAGATATTTGTTTATTTGGCGACTCATCAACATTTAGTGCAATAACTGATTCTAATTATAGTTCTGCAACTTTTTGTGACAAAAAATTTATGGTTACTGAAATTGTCGATGCAGATAATTTTAAAATTACAGTAGCTGATACTGAAACAGGAAGTGGTGCTACCACTTCTGGAGGTATAACTTATTATAGATACTACCACGTAGGTCCTGCTGAACAGGTTGGAGCTTTTGGCTGGGGTATATCTTTATTTGGGGGTAAAGTTTTAGGATCTGTTACCACTACTTTAAATGGAGCTTTATTAAATGATACGGCAGGAACAGGAGGTTCAGGAACTTCTATTACTTTAACCGATACAACAGGTTTTCCAACATCAGGTACAAATTATATTCAAGTAGGAACAGAAGAAATTTCTTACACAGGAGTTTCTGGAAATGATTTAACAGGTATTACTAGAGCAGTAAGAAACTCTAAAAGAGCGGCTCATTCTAGTGGTGATACTGTTACAAATACGTCCGACTGGACTGGATGGGGATCAGCTGCAGCAAACACTGATAAAGTAACTGATCCAGGTCTTTGGTCCATTGATAATTTAGGAGATAATGTTATCGCTCTAATTCATAACAGCGCGGTATTCGAATGGGATTCTGCTGCAACTAATGCTACATCAACTAGGTCCCTCT